GCAGTGTTTGTTCCGTCAGGCGCTATACCCGCATCGTTAGTGGCCGTTGGGATACTCCCGCCAGATGTATCTCCACTCCAAGGAGCAGTAGCTATTGTCTGCGACTGCAACAGCAAATTCGCAGGCGCGTAAGTGATCTTCCCCGTGCTGTCGACCAGCGTGGCGTTCGTTCCGCGTGAGAAGGTGATGCGGCTGTCAAGCGGGGGCGTGAGGAAGTCGAGGTACAGCGAAGCGCCGGGGAACGGACCACCGCCGCCCCCAAAGGCGTCAATCAGGCCACTGGAACCACCCCAGAGACCCGAGACGTTGCGATACAGGCCCGTGCCGAGAGCCAGACCAGAGACGCCGCTGTACAGCCCCGACGACATTACGGATGCAGGCCAGCCTGAGTTACAGTCAGGACAATAGAGCCGCTACCGCTATTCAGTAGTACACGTACTGCCGTAGGGATATAAGCATAGTTGCCTTGACGGTTGACGGTCTGCGACACGAGGTTCGTATCAGGGTGGGGGAACCAAGTCGGAGTAACCCCCGCCTCAAGCGGGTTATCCAGCGTCTGCTGGATGGTGTAGTTCACCGTACCCGTAACCACTACCTGCAACGAAACCTCAGGACGGCCATAATAGTCCAACACAGCCGGGTTGGAGGTTTTAGCTCCACCCGATGCGTCAGAAACACGTACCTGAATAGGGCGCATTAGATCATCTTCCCTTTGGTCTTGCCCTTGACAGCGCAGCCATCGGCGCGAGCCGAAACCGAACCACCCTTGGCATAGCATTTGCCACCACCGGCTTTCTTCATCATAGCACGACCCATCGTGTCAGCCGACTTCTTTTTCAGAGCGCGTCCTGCTTTGTCTGCCATTTTAGCTTTACCTCCTTTAGCCATACCCAAACTACCCATCTGATCGGCAGTCGGCATAATCTTAGCGAGACCACCAGCTGCATATTTCTTAACCGCGCCGCCTTTTTTCATACCGCTGGAGTTGTTGCCGCTCCGAATTGCAGCTGCATCACCCTTTGATACCTCTTCGGGCTTAATGTTCTTCAGCGAGTTACGGAACTTAGTATTTTCTGCGCGATCTTTGGCAGACGGCTGCGGGGGTGTAGACCGCGAGGGTGTCGATTTCTTTTTCACTGTACCTCCTTCGGCCATACCTTTTTGCATAGCACCAAATGCTCGTGTCATAAGTTCCATACGTTCCTTTTCCGTAAGTTGACGGGGTTTCGGAACATCTGCTCTCGGAAAGGTAATGCCGGGATTCTTAGCCGTTTCCGTTTTGGCTGCGGGTAGATTAATCTTGCCGCGAGTCTGAGAAAAGCTCTTGGGTAGTCCTGCTGGGGGCGTACCTTTAGCAGTGGGCGTATCTTTAGCAGTGGACTTACCTTTACCCCCTGAAGCGGGTTTGCCTTCACCTGCACGGTTGGTCGAATAGCTCTTGCCCTGCCATGTAAAGGTCTTGCCTGCGCCCATAGAAGCACGGGCGGCGCGGAACGCTTCGCCAAAGCTCTTAGGTTCGGCTTTCTTCTCTGGTGCAGCGGGCTTAGTCTCGGTGGCAGCTTTAGTCTCGGGGGCCTTAGCCGGTTCAGACGTGCTGGCTTTAGCAGGCTCAGCTGCGGGTTTCGGCGCGCCGAACTTGCGCGTCCTAGTCAGATTGCGCTCAGCGGCTTTCTCGCCCGCGCGAGTCTCGGTGCGGTCCGACTTGGTCCACTTGGCAAGGTCGTCCTTGGCATCGGCCATACGCTGCTCGTACTTAGCCTTGGCTACTTCCGCAGCGCGGCCAGTCTTGCCCTTCATGGCTTTATCGTAGTCACTCTTGATGTCTTCGATCTTACGCTTGTACTTGGCGTCGTACTTGGCGTTGCCACCTGCCGAAAATTTCTTCATCTTACGCATATCAGCCTCGCTTATTTAACCCGTCGAGTTTGGCCTCAAGCCGCTCGAATGCCTTGTCAAACCGCTCACCGAGCTTGTCTACGGTGATATTCATCTCTGCACGCGTGACATGATCGCGCGCAACTTCCTCGCGGGTCTTGTTGAGTAGGATGCCTAGGCGATCCAATTCCTCGATCTTCCCTTTAAGAAAGAAACCCATAAGCCCCACCACTGCACTGAGGACTATGTTCCATATCAAGAGTTCCATTTAACAGTTCCATGCCCTCAAGCTCTTGTTGATACGGCTGTTAGGATCGCTCGCGGTCTTGGCGCTGGTGAGCTTCGCCTTCATACCCTTCATACGTTTGCAGAATGACTTACGCCGAGACGCGTCTTTTTTCGTCTTCGGATTAGGTGCTGGGGGCTTCAACCCGGGCTTACCCGGGTTAGCCTTATTGTATGACGCGCGTCCCTTGGCATTCAGGCCACCCTTTTTGGATTTGCCTTCCGCGCGTTGCCAAGCGGGCGTCTTTGCCATCAGACAAACCTTCCCTTAGTTTTGCCGCGCTGCGCGCAGCCATCAGCGCGCTTCGAGGCGGTGGAACCGCCCTTAGCCATTTTCTTGACCTTGGCTTTGCCGCGCTGCGCGCAGCCATCAGCGCGCTTCGAGGCGGTGGAACCGCCCTTAGCCATTTTCTTGACCTTGGCTTTGCCGCCACGCTTCATACCTTCACCAGCTTCGGGCGCTTCGCCGGGCTTCTTTTCCTTTTTCTTCTTCGCCGCGAGCATACCCAGAACGCCAAGCCCGCCATGGCGGGCGATTTTGTCTAGCGTGTCGTCTTTGGACGCCACGAGTCCAGCAACGCCAAACGCGCCTTTTTCTGCAAGATTACGAAAAAAAGCCATTATGCAGCATCCTTCTGTGCGGGGACAATCATCGGGTAGAGAATATCTTTGCCGAAGTTGCCGACATATTCCTGTACGCCCATGTGGCCGAGTGTGATCGACGGGTCGACCCACACCTCATAACCGGCTTCGCGCGCACGGTCGCAGAACAGGAAGTCCTCACCGATATAACCTTCGCGGGTGACCTTGAAGTCGAACACCGCGCTCAAGTCCTTGTCGGCACGCTTATCGTAGTAGGTCCATTCCGGGTGCGCTTCGATCAGGTCTTCGAACACCTTGCGGTTCACCCACATAAACGCAGTGGCCACATGCTCTGCACGTACTAGACCCATACCGTTCATGGTCAGCTCGCGGTTCTCGTCATAGTCGAGATTGGCAATGTAGACGGGGTTCGTGTCGCGGACACGGGGTACCGCAGCGACGATACCTTTGCGGGGGTCAGCGCCCCACGCCATGAGCCGGAAGATATCTTCGGGCTCGAAATTAATATCGCTGTCGATGAACAGGAGTTCGGTAGCCGACGACTCTATAAGGTCTTGGACTAGTAGGTTACGGGCACGGGACACAACCGAGCACCCGCAAACCGAACCGATATGCACATCTACGCCGTGCTGCGGCGCTGCTTGCGCGAAGCGGGCGAGCGAAACGGCGAGCTTCAAGGATACCTTGAAGTCGTAGGCCGGGAGCGCAATGAATATACTGCGCCCGGCTAGATCATAACTTTTTTCGGTCTGCATGGGGACCCCACATTACGCTGCGGTGGTGATGTTGGTCCAAGTCGTCGAGCCGTTGGTATTGATATACGCACGAGTCGAGGTCGAGCTACCGTCAAGGCGCAGGAAAAGCGAGCCCTTAGCTGCAGTGAACGTAGGAGCACCAGTGCCCGAGTAGATGCCCGGAGTGGTTGCGCTGACGCTGTCAGCAGTGCCTACGAGAAATCCGTTCTGCGAAGCGACGGGGCCGGAAAAGGTAGAAGTAGCCATGAATTATCTCCGTGTAGTAGCACTTCGCTATGCAGTCCCTACTATGTCTGCCGGACCAGTCTGCATAGCTAATAAATTCCGGTACGTCGTTTATACCATGTTATTGCTCTTTTGCAAATTCTCTTGCGCGGTCAAAATCTGCAAATTTTCCGCTATATGTAAACCCGATACTGTCGCACCTTGTAGGGGGATAATATGGTCTACGTGGTGCTTTATACCTGTCACCTCAGTTAATCGTTTGGACTCTACATAAATTCTTGCGATGGCGTCCAAATCCGCCCAAGCGGGAGTTCGGCAAAGCAGTGCGGCGCGGCGTTTTGCCCGTTTAGCGCAGCTTCTGTCACGGTTCTCCCTATGCCACTTGGACGCGCGTTCACGGGCCGCATCTCTGTTATCTACGGCCCATTTAGCCGCACGGACACGGGCCTCTTCTCGGTATTCCGACCGGTACGCAGCCCTGACAACTCGACGTTTTTCTATGTGTTTTTTGTAATCCCGAGCTGATCTATCGCGTGCACATACATAACACTCGCAATGCGCCGTGTACCGCTCAGTATTACCGCAAGCCTTACAGGGGCTTCCGTGGTACCTAGTGCTACCTGCAGCTATCGCTTCCGCCCTAGTCATACCCTAATGTAACACCACGCAAAAAAGAAGGGAAGGTATTTCTACCTTCCCTCCCCCCGTTTCCTTAGGCCGCGCCTTCGGAACCATACATCGACAGCGGGTCGGACCAGCCGAAGCTATAACGCTCACGGGCCTTATAGCGGACGTTGCCGGTATCGAAGTCACCGTCCATGCTCGTAGCCATCGGCGTACGAACAAAGTGCTTCATGCCGTTAGGAACATCGGTGGTCAGGAACCACGCATCCGTGTCGGTCAGGAAGTGGTTGACGGTGTAACCCTCTGGGATCGAACCATTGTTCTTCAGAGCGTTGATGTCGTTGTCAGCGGTGCCGACACGCAGTTCCGTCTCAAGGAGGCGGGTTGCAACGAACATCAGCGCGGGCGGAACAATCAACTTGCGCGGCTTGGCTGCGATCAGCAGGCCACGCTCGTCAGTCCAACCAGCAATCTGAATGACTGCGGCTTCAAGCGACGTCTCGTTCAGGTCCGCAGCAACAGCCGGGATGTTCGAGTTAACGCCGCCCGAGACCAGCGGGTGAGCGTTCGAGAACAACGGAACGCTGTCGCCACCGGGATAATCGGTGTCGAAGCCGTTGTTAAGGACCGCAGCAGCCTTGGTCTGCTTGGTGTACGCCATAGCGCGGGCAAGAGCCTTGGTGTAGCGCGACGACAGCGAGTCATACAGGTTGTCTTCGATTGCTTCTTCCGTGAGCGAGAACCCGAGGGCAATCGTTTCATGGTTGTAGCGAGCAGTGAAGACTTCCTGCGCGTTGTCGTAAGCGATAGCCGAGCCTTCGTTCTTAACCGGAGCAGCCGAGAAGCCGGACAGCTTGGTTTCTTCTTCGAACGAACGTTCCGAGGTTTCCGTTTCGAAAATCTCTTTGTGCTCTTCGCCGTAGCGTGCGTATTCGAGGCCGAACAAAGCGTTCAGGCCGGGCAGAAGCTCTTTGAGGAGCTGAGCGCGTGAAATTGCCATGTGTTAGACTCCTCTTATACGCCAGTTGGGTTGAGATACTGGTGCATCCCTTGGTTCCACTTAACGATAACTTCGGTGTAAGAACCGGGGTTACCTGCAGGTGAAGTTTCAGGAACAACATCAATGATACGGACCGGCCAAGTCGAGGTCGTGGCAGTGGTCGAGCTAACAGCAACGCGAGAGTTGCCATTCGTCGTGCTACCAGCGTTCTGAACGAGGACAGCGTTGTTACCGACCGAAGTACGGTTGACAAAGCTGATGGTGGTACCGCTCGAAACCACAGCAACCTTGAACAACGCGTCCGGGTCATCCTGCACATAGGCAACGATGTCGGTGATGTTCGTGGTACCGGGGTAGAACTGGCGGAAGGTCTTACCAAACACCGGATCGGTGTAGGTGCAACCAAGGAAAACACCAACCGGCGTAGCAGCGCTCGTGCCGGTGTCTTTCGCCAGAGTACCGGTGTCAGCCAACCGCACAACGTCACCAAAAAAGATGGCCGTCGAGGAGTTGGTTGCAATCGGTATCTGCCGGGTAGCACCAGCAAAAACCTGCCCACCGATCAGATTGATCGGGATAAGGCCGTAAGGGCCATCAACAGTGGGATAAGTCATGTCTATAAGCTCCTAGCTTATTTACCTCTACCAAATGATGTCGTAGACCGTTTCTCACGAAATAGCGGCATACGAGCATCGCTCTCGCGCATGAAGTTGTTATCCACCGACTCCATCTGGGACTGATTTTTCTGCGAGAAATATGCTTTCCGCTGTTCCATCAATTCCATAGGTGCCTTGCACAGCAACAGTCCTGCGACTTCGATGTTGTCTTTGAAGCGGCTATCCGGGTCGACCATCATCTGGAACTTAGGCTGTTCTTCGATGCGAACGGGTTCCCAACCTTCTCTCAGCTTAGCCGAGATATTGCGAGGATCGCTCTGCCCCAGAGTAGATACACGTACCCAACGATATGCGTATCCGGGCTGTTTATCCGGTTCTGGCAGGGTTGATGCCGGTTGCCAGACCTTAGGGCGTTCTGCTTCCGCACGAGACTGACGAGGTGCGCGGGTCGGCTTGTTTTCACCGTCGAGCATTTTCTCGATGTTATCCAAAATATTCTCCGACATATTAGTTCTCCATCTTCATGAGTTCACGAGCATATTGCTCGGGGGTCAGACCCAGTTTTTTGGCTATTGCCAGCTGAGACTGCTTGAGCACGATCTTTTTGGGGGACCGGGTTCGAGAAGCGGGAGCAACTACCGGAGCTGCTTTTGGTTCACGTACGGAGGGCTTGGCCTCACCAGTGTCCACTTCATCCCCGAAATAATCGGGGAAACGACGGCGCATCGTTTTGTCGACTGCGCTCCAATATTCGTCGGTGCCCGCATATTGCGGACCTCGTTCGGTTACGAGCTTCTGGTGAAGCCCGAGAGCAGCTGCAGTCATTTCCGGGTCGGTACCGTACCACATGTTACGCTCTTGCCACGCAACGGTTTTAGTATCGAGCCGGGGCTGTTGCACCTGCTGTTGAGGTATTTGTACCTCTTCTTCTACTCCTTGTAAAGTAGGACGATAATTCTTGATCTGCTGCAGCTTATAATTGGCCGTAGCGAGCTTCTCCTGCGCGTCCGTGAGCTTGTCAGCATCACCCGACTCATAGGCTTCCTTGAACTCCCGCTTGGCAGCAGAGACCTCAAATTCAGCATTCTGCAGGTAGCTGCCGATGAGCGACTGCTCGCCTTCCGACATAGTAGCCTTGAGCTTGCGGTTCTCTTCGAGCAGGCGTTGAGCAGCGGTTAGGGCTTCTGCTTTCTCCCGCGCCTCGCGCTCTTTCTCCCGGCGCTCGTCGTGCCAGACCTTCTTCATCTGCTTAAGGCGAGTCTTGACCTTCTCGGAATACTCTTCAAGCTCGTCGGCTTCGAGTTCCTCGACCAACTCCTTGGGCATGGGCGTACGGCCCCTGTCTTCCTCAGGAGTGTCATCCTCTACCATTATCTCGGGTTTTTCGACGGTTTCTTCTTCGATCTCGAACGAAAAGTCGTCGTTATCGTCGCTTTGCATGTTCATTTTCGTCTCCTTTGTACGGCAAACTGCCGTTTTTACGCTCGGGTAATCCCGCGCGGGTCCTCAACCACAGCTTCGACAGAGTCATCATTGATGATCCTGAACTCACGGCCATGGATTTTTACGCGACTACCTGCGTGCGGACGCGTCAGGATAAAGTCGCCTTCTTTGCACCACGGCCCTGAGGGGAAGCGTGACGCATCTTTGAACGCATCGGGGCCAACCTTGAGCACGAACAGTACCGGAGTGGTAAGCTCCTCGAACTGCAGGGTGGCGTCGGATTTATAGATACCGCCTGCGGTTTTCTCTTCTGCATCGGGGATGGCGCACAGGATGCGATATCCGGAAGGCTCAGGTAGCTGCTTAGCCTTACGGTCGTCTGTATCCGGCAGTACGGTAACCGCATCCGGGTTGTTGGGGTCAGACCCGAGAAAAAGCTCAGGGGTCTGCGGCAGAGTTTCGTCCTCTGTATTAGTCATCGTCATGTTCCAGTCTGGTTGCTGTTTCCATAAGGATATTCTTGGCATTCAGCAGCCCACGGTATCTGCCGCAGGCAAACTTATAGTCGCCAAAATCCTTAATGCTGCCGAGCGCGAGGTCTTCCTCGATGATCCGGCATTCCTTGTCGATCTGCTCTGCAAGGTACTTTAGTATGTCATTCATCATTCCTCCTTAGGCGTAGGTTTTTTGGAAACGGGTTGCGGTTGTGCCCTCTGCGCGGTTTCGCGGGCGATCTCGACACCCAAACGAAGCCCGGCTTCCTGCTGTTTTGCCGACAAGTTGGCCTTGTCTGTGGCAACTTTTGCGCCGACCTGCAGGCCAGCGATTTCCTTCTGAGCGGCGATGCGCTCTTTCTCGATCTCGGACTTGTCGGCCATGTTGGCCGCGTCGATCTGGAGCTTCTTCTCCTTGAGGTCGACTTCCTTCGCCTTGATCTGCAGTTCCTGTTGCTGCATCTGGACCAGCGGGTCTTGAGCCACCTGCTGCGCCTGCTGCTGAGCAGCTTCGGCTTGGTTCTTCTGGAACAGCTGAGCTGCCGCCTGCGCGGCGAGCCGCGACACGGCAACCTCGGTCTGCTCGTCCATCTCTGCATTTGGCGGAGGCAGGGGTACACCGGCCTGCTGCTCGATCTGTTTGCGGTACTCGAACGCAAGGTGTTCTTGGATGTGCGCTGCTGCTGCGGCCATAATAGCCTGCGCGTTCGGGCTCTGCCCGACAAGCTGCGCCATCTTCGGGTCTTGCATAGCCGACATATGGACGGCGATATGTGCTTCATGGTCTTGGTAGATAAACGCCTTGACCGGCTTGCCGTTCAACAGGTCCATATTCTCGGACACGGGGTCACGCGGCTTCATGTCGTCACCATCCTTGAGCGGCACGAGCTTCTCGGCATTCTTAATCCCCAACACCTCTAGCATCTGGCGGTGGAGGTAAGGCAGGTCATAAATCTGCGGCGCGCCCTGCGCCAACTGGATAACAGCCTGATATTGGACAATTTTCTGCGCCATTGTGGCAGCGTTGGGGTCCGATACCGGGATAACCTCGACCATGTCATAGTCGGATTTCTTAGCCTTGCGGCCACCTTCTTCAGGCTCGTAGCTATACTCGTCAGGGGTATAGTCGCGGATGATGGCCTTGAGGAGCCGATACTCCTGCTTCATCGAGTAGTGCACGCGAGCCTGCACAGCCGACATCATCTTCAGGGTACGCTCTAGGATTGCCAGCGTGGTTCCGACTGGCGCGTTGGCTGACATATCGCTAATCTGGAGGTCAGCAGCCCCTGCGAAACGACGGCCTTCTTCTACGATGGTGCCTAGGAGGCTATAGAGTACTTGGCTCGGCTCCTTATATGGCAGTGGCATAATATTGTCGCGCATCGTGCCCGACGCTACGTCGACATCTCGCCACTCAGCCGGGCTTATCGGTGTGTCATCACCCTTGACGCGAAGGCCCTTAGTTTTGAAGCCACCGGGTAGGTTAGACAGAGTGCCAGCATCAACAAGCTGACGGATAAGGCTGGTACCAGACTTAGCAAAAGCGCCAATGAGGTGAATGAGGCCAAAAGCGTAGAACCCAAAACCCGGCACATATGAGTAATGCACGAAGTGGTTGCGCTTGGCCTTTTTCTTGTCATCTGGGTTCCAGTTGCGACGGATGGACAGGACCGTCTCGGTAGCCTTGTCGATGGTAACGACGTAAGGCAGGGCTACGCCCTCATCTTCCTCGTCTCGGAACTTATCATCCTCGATGATGAGGTCGACGTGCATCTCCAACAGCTTGTAGCGGTCGTCAGTCTCGGCACGGAAGCCCAGCTGCTCGGCTATCTTCTTCTCTACCTCGTCAAGTGTATTAGTCGGCTCAGGCAGCTCCACATCACGGTAGAACCCTGCGGACTGCAGGCGAGCAAGCTCGTTCACCGTTTTACGGAGGACATGGGTGACGCGTTCAGCGACTTCCAAACTGGACGCGCCATAAGGGACGACCACATCCTCTGCGGCCACATACATAGACACCTGACGCCCCAGCGCCGGGTCAAAATACACCTTCTTGAACGCATTGCCTGCTAGGCCCAGACCCCACAGCATGCGCTCATGCTCAGGTCGATATTCCTGCATCACATCGGTCAACTGGTAGTTCATATCCTCCTGCACGCGTGCCGCAGCATCGCGCTTCTCAGGGGTCTCCTTACCTATCAACTGGGTCCGAACCGGACCTTGTGCCGGGAACGTCTCCATCATGGTCTCAGCTTGGAACTTAACCACAGCTTCCGACAGGATGGGATGGAACACACCACATGCACCGGGCCATGGCTCCGTGCGATCCTCGATCTTAAGTCCCAGCAGCTCAAGCCCGTCCACGTAAGTCTGTATCCAGTCCTTGCGGCTGTTTACATCCTCTTCAAACTCACCGGTCAGGTCGCCAGCCAGCTGCACCAGCACGTTCTCGTCGAGCGTCTCGGCCAAGTTCTCGTTGAAGTCGCCTTCACCGTCGTCCTCATCACCGGGTTCGAGGATTATCTCCATGTCGCCGTTCTCGAGCGTAACCCGTTCAGGGTTCTCAATCTCGATCTCAAGCGCGGGCTCAGCACTCATCATAGCGGTGGAGAGGCCCATGGGGGCTTGGCTTAGCGACTTGTCGATGGCCATTACTTTGCTTTCTTACCTCGAACAGCGCGCTTCACGACCTTGACGGTCCCTTCGGCTGCTCCAACCACGCTACTGACCGCTACTGCGGTCTCGACGACATCCCCAAGGATATCGAGCACATTCTTCTTTGGCTTGCCATGCTGCGTCTGGTTTGCACCTGCTACAGCATCACCGAATGGGACGCCTTCAGCCATAGCTTCGTTAAATGCCGTGCGCTGGTCATCATTCCACTTGCGCCACTGGGTCTTCCCTATGCGGAAGAGAGCCTTCACCTCTGACATTAATAATACCCCCTATTGCGGTTTGACCTGAAATACTGGATTTCGTCCGGCTCGTCTAGCGTAGTAGTCACATAGCCCCCACGCCGGAACCTGTGCATCGCCATAGACACCGTATCAACATAGTCGTCGTTCGCACCGGCAGGAAACTCAGCCACCTCGTCGATCACTTCCTCGGCCCAGCGGGTAGCTGGTGCCCATACCCGACCAGAGGCAAATATATCCGCAACGGCGTTCAGACGGCTGATCTTGTCATTCCCACGCGTAGGCGTGAACTCTTGCACCGGTATACCCATGGACCGCATCTCATATATAAGAGGTGCACCTGATGCCTTTTTCTCGATGATGACACTGTCCGGGTCCCAGTCGCGGTACTCCTCGATGGCCACCCGCTTCAGCTCCGGAAACTCCATGCGATCACGGAACGCATTTAACAGGATGATGTTGGCCTGATCGGTGCCGTTATTGTCCGGATGGTAAAACACACCCCATGTAGTGCATGCACTAAAGTCGGCACGGCTCGTCTTCTCGAAGGCCGTATCCCAGCATTGTAGGAGGAAGTCGCAGTGAGGCGGGTCATCATGGGACCACTCCTGCCACCACTCCCTTTTGACGATAGCAGCCGACTCAGATACAGGGTTCTGCTGGTACTGCGCCATCCACTTGCTGTTAGGGACGTCGCGCTTGACCTTGAGCAGCTCCTCCAGCTCCCAGAACTCGGGCCATAGCGGCTTGTCGCTTGGGAGAATCGCTGGAAATTCAATAACTTCCCACTCGCCTAGGCTGTCATTAGCAGCTGCATCTTTGAGTATCTGACCGGTCAAATCCCTTTTGGACCAGCGCGTCATCACTATGACGATAGCCCCGCCCGGCTGCAGACGCTGACGAGGCCCGGATGTGTACCACTCGTAGGTCTTATCGTAGATATCTGGGTTGATTTCTGCCAGCGCAGCTTCCTGCTCCGAGTGCGGGTCGTCGATGATGAGCACGTCAGCACCCTTACCGGTCACCGCACCGCCTATACCAATAGCGAAATAGTCCCCACCTTTGGACGTATTCCACCGACCGGCAGCTTTTGAGTCCGATGACAGGGTTAGGTCTGGAAATAACTCGTGATATACTTCTGTATCTACCAGATTTCGCACTTTACGACCGAAGCCGACCGCCAATTCCGCTGTGTGCGAGCACTGGATGATCTTTTTGTGCGGATTTAGCCCCAAAAACCACGCCGGAAGCAGGTAAGAGGCGAACTCACTC